ATTGTATCCACCAGTAGTATTCCCCCTTAATGCATTCCCTCCGATTGCACAGTTTCCAGTTCCGCTTACATTTGATAAAAGTGCAGACTCTCCAAGTGCGGCATTTCCAGAGACGCTACTTGCACCTTTCCCAACAGTAAGTCCGTTAATAAGTGTGTCTTTGTCAAGGTTGACTACATTAGTTGTTGCTTTAGTTAGTGGCATATTATTATTTTTTGTTGTTAAATTATTTTGCAATCCATCCAGTGTTTCCAGAACCTGATTCTTTCACATACAATGTAGAAAGTGATCCTCCAGTCAAATTAGTATAAACACTACCAGTTGGTGCTGTTACAACTCCATTTGGAGAACCAAATCCAGTAATCCAATTTGCAAGTCCAACAGTCAATGATGTAATTACAATAACCGATCCACTTGGGACAGTTGAAATAGTCAATGTATATGGACTCCCAGCAATAATTGTGTAATTTGCGCTATCCTGAGTAATTCCATCAATTGTCACCAAGTATGCTGTAGCCAATGTTGTAGATGCTCCAGCAATGTTAAAAACTGTTTGCGATCCGTTACCTGTATAAGCCCAACGCAATCCTCCTGCTGGAAATGCTGGGCCAACAGCTCCGTTTGTTCCGTTTGTTCCTGCTGGGCCTGTGGCTCCGGTGGCCCCGCCGGGAGTTCCTTGTTGTCCTGTAGCACCTTGGATGCCATTAAGTGAAACAATGACGATTCCAACACCAGCAGAAGGCGCAGTGCTTAAAGTCATTGAATATGGAGAACCAGCAGCAATTGTGTAATTGTTAGGGTCTTGGGTAACTCCATCGCAGGTTACAAGATATGCTGTGTTTAAAGTAGACAACGCTCCTGACAGTGGATATAGAGTGTTTGACCCATCGCTTATGTATGCCCATCGAATACCACCAGCGGGAGAACTTGGGCCTGTGGCCCCTGTCGGGCCTCCACTTGGGCCTGTTGCTCCAATTGGGCCTTGGATACCATTAAGTGATACAATAACGATTCCAACTCCGTTTGCTGGAGCAGTGCTTAATGTAATCGAGTATGGAGAACCAGAGTTTATGATGTAATTGTTTGGGTCTTGTGTAACGCCATTGTATGTTACCAAGTATGCTGTGTTTAAGGTTGAGAAAGCTCCGGGCAACGCATAAAACACATTTGATCCATTACTTGTAAATGCCCATCGAATACCACCAGCAGGAGATGGCAGTCCTGTGGCTCCTGTGGCCCCGCCGGGAGTTCCTTGTTGCCCCTGTGGGCCTGTCGCTCCAGTGGCTCCAGCAGTTGCAGACATTTCAACAATAGTCAAATATGAACCAACTGGAAGAGGTGCGCTTAATGTCAGAACCCTTGGCAGTGTGCTTGAAATTGTATAATTGATTGGGTCTTGAACAACTCCGTCAATGTATGCCAAAAAAGCATTACGATCAGTTTGATATGCTCCAGTAAGAGTGAATTCTGTTTGTCCAGAACCAGAAAAACCCCAACGCAAAAATGAACCAAAACTATCAAGACTATTTGCAAACAACCTTAACAAGTAACAAAGCAAGCCTTCCCCTTCTTCACGTGGAATATTATCAACTTCAGCAGTGTTATTTGGATCACATGGAATATCCCAAATTACACGTCCATCAACTACGCTTTTGCTAATTGTTCCATAAAGTGCATAAACTAAATTGCTAATCAACGAAGGAACGCTTTCACTAGAAATCTGGGGATAGGGGATGTCTTGCCTACAGACATTACTATTTGAATCGTTGCTACATGACATAATTTTAGAATTTTAGTTGTTGTTTTACTTAATGCAAGTTTTTTTATTGGGTTTTTTGTCTAAAAAATAATAATGAGGCACTGGCTTCATTGTTCCATTCATGTCTGGAATATAAAATGTCTTTTTTTCAATAAATCCAAGTTCAATACCTTTTGAAATCCTAGTCCAACAGATTGTTTTTTTGACATTCCATATTTTACACAATTGATCTCTGGAGTGCCAGTCATTTGGTGGTGGATCAGTGGGTTTGTTGCTTGCATTAAGTAGAATTTTAAGAAAATCGTTTGGGGTCATGGCAGTCTCCACATCTGTCCTTGTTCCCGTGATGTAATGTGTAGTGAAGACTGATTAAGTTCTTCGCAATACTCACCCCATAGGAATCCATTCGTCCAAGCAAGGGTAGCTCGGCGGGTTTTTGCGTATTCCATCGAGGATCTTTTTGTCAGAGAACCAATATTGTACCCAGTTCCACCAACAAGATTGCGTCCAGACTGCATTGCAACCTTGTGGGTATGCCCAAAGACAACCTTGCGCCTAGTTCCATTGCAGAATGCTTCTGCGGTGTCTCTAGCAGCCATTTCGTTGTATAAAACACCATGCTGGAATCCAATGTCAGCTAGGTTGTACATCTGGAACACTCCATCCCACGGAAGCAGTGGTGCGCGGAGTTTCTTGCAGCAGTTTTCAATAGCTTCCACAATTTTATATGCGGCATGAGCTACAACCGCATTGTTGCTAGATTGGAGTCTCCAAGCTCGATCTTCGTGATTGCCACACAACACCACATTTGCACCTAGCATTTTGAGGTGCATTAGACCTGTATCAATGTCTGGAATGAGTGGTTCCGCTTCACTAGATCCTTTTGCTCCAGACATTAGACTTGTTAAATCAACAAAATCCCCCAAATGAATGGTTGTATGTGGCTTGAAATCACGTTTGAATTTTAAAACAGCGTCTAATGATTCCTTGTCGCAATATTTCGCGTGTGAACAACTAACTGCTAGGACTTTCTTCCACTTATGGGTAATATTTGCCATTATTTTGCTGTTGATGGATGTATGCGAATAAGATCTTTTATAAGTGATTTTTTACGGGTCTTTTTCCATACCCCATCACCACTTTCAGAGTCTCTAGTACCAGACCCATTTGTATTTCCCTCGATGGTCACGATATGACTCATAGAATCTTCAATAACAATTCCAACGTGCGAAAAATCAAATGTAACAATGTCTCCAGCAACTGCTCTATCTTTTTCATTGTAAATACTGGTGGTGTTTGGTCTTTGCTTTGCCCATGATGTTAGACCATATGCGAGTGCTGTTTTTGGCCTCCATTGGTCAGCAGTGCGGTTTTTAAGTCCTAGCCATGCCACAACACCATCATCTTTTAACCACTCACGAATTGACCAATCTACGAACGCTGCACACCAAGGCCAAGCAGCAGGATCAAGTTCAGTTGCGGATTGGTATTCGCGGATGCGCTTACCGCAATTGTTAGCACCAATTTCTCGCACTCCGACTTCACGAAGTGCGATATCGGTTAACTTATGAAGCATTATTTCTTTTCTTTTCGGAATACGTTAATTGCTCCTGCAATAGCCATAGATGCCGCAGCAATCGCATTAGCTTGTTCTGGAGCAACGGCAATACCAAGTCCACCAAGAAGAAAAATCGCACCACGATAAGTTGACGATTCCGAAAGACGAGCCAAGATGTAATCTACAATTTTCATTTATCTTTATATAGTTTGGGTTGTGGTATGAGTGGATTAAACCAATCAATATCGGGTTGTGTTGCTGGGAGGTACTGAAATTTAAGTGAAATTTTAATGTGTCCTAACTCACCAACCTTATCTCCTGCTGGTGGAATTGGAACTGATACACATCCAGTTAAGAATGAGGATCCTAATAGGATAAATGATATTACTATTATTACAAGAGCAAATTTTTTGGGTTTCATTTTGAAATCTGCTTTACCATATAGATGCAAGTCAGAACACCAGCAATAATGGAGATAATTCCACCCGCAACTCTAATTGACGCTTCTATTTCTGGTAACATACTAACTATAAATCCTGTTGTCGATACAATCGTACCTAATATTCCGTGACTGGTTGCGTTATCGTTCATTTTAATTATGGGCCAACAATTACATACAGTGTGTTTGGGTCTGGAGTCACGATTAAATTGTATCCAGTTTGAGTGATTTCAACAAGATTGGTTAATTGGGTTGCACCTGATAAACCAGTTATATCCGAGAGAACAATATTTGCTGGCGTAACTCCCGTGGCCCCAGTGCTTCCTTGTACCCCCGTGGCTCCAGTTGGCCCAAGCTGTGTATACATTACTTGCACTGCTGTTAAAATAATAGATGGAACCGCTGGAGACACAGGAGATGTTCCTGCTGGCAACGATTCAACAGTTAAATCAGTGCTTGTCCCAGACCAATAAAGTTGAACTTGTTGTCCTGCTACCGCTGTTGCAACATAGTTGATAGTCAAAACTTGACGATTAGGATTTCCTGCTGATTTGCGAGGTTGTAAATCGAGTTCTGTAGCGGAATCGGGGTAATCGACATTGTTAGTTTTTAGCCAGAATGTTGCCCTTTCCACAGAGTTAGCCAGATTTGTAACTTGTACAGAAAAAGTAAGACTGTAAGTTCCTGCATTGGCAAAAGTAACTTCATCACCATTTACAATGGTTACACCATTTTGTTCTGCCGTATTTCCAATTGCAACAACTTGCTCTGCCGTTATGCTAACTAATGGTTGATCTGTTAAATCGTAAAATGATCCGTAATATCCCAATGCACCACCAGCACCAGTCAAACCTGTCGCACCTTGCAACCCTGTAGCTCCAGTAGAACCGCTTGTGCCTATTCCGGTTGCTCCTGTCGAGCCATCAACGCCAGTAATGCCAGTAGCACCAGTAACCCCCGTTGAACCTTGCACGCCTGTAGCACCAGTGCTTCCTTGCCCACCAGCAACGCCTGTCGCTCCAGTTGCTCCAACATCACCTTGCAATCCAGTAGCCCCAGTTGCTCCTGTTGCTCCGTCTGTTCCAGCAACGCCAGTTGCGCCTGTAGCACCATCAACGCCAGCAATGCCAGTAGAACCAGTTGCACCTTCCAAACCAGTAACTCCAGTTAATCCTGTGGCTCCAGTGCTTCCATCTAATCCAGTAGCACCAATATCACCTTGAATACCTGTAGCTCCAACGTCTCCTTGCAATCCTGTAGCACCAGTAGCTCCATCTGTTCCAGAAACGCCAGTAGAACCTGTTGCTCCAGTGGCTCCTTCGACTCCTGTTGCTCCAGTGGAACCAGTTGACCCTTGTAATCCCGTTGTTCCAGTTGCTCCGATATCACCTGTGGCTCCAGTGGCTCCTCTAACCCCAGTCAATCCTGTTGCTCCCGTTGCGCCAGTGGATCCAAAATCACCCGTTGCGCCTGTAGCCCCAACGTCTCCTTGGATACCAGTGGCCCCAGTCGCTCCGACACCTCCTTGAATCCCAGTAGCTCCCGTGGCCCCAACATCTCCTTGGACTCCAGTACTTCCAGTTGCTCCGACATCTCCTTGGACTCCAGTGCTTCCAGTGGCTCCAGTATCTCCTTGCACTCCAGTGGCCCCTGTGCTGCCGTCATTTCCTGCAACACCAGTAGCCCCATCTGGCCCAGTAGCCCCACCATCTGCAACTGGTGTCCATGAGGCATTAATTGAACCGGGTGTTGGAGGAAAACCGGGGTTTAGTGGGTTTCCAGTTCTATAGTAATACCCACCAAGATAAGTTACTGCATCTCCAATATTATATGAAAATCCATTATTATATACTGTCGCTGGCAATGTCCAAGGAGTTGGCCCTTGTATTCCAGTGGCCCCCGTGCTGCCTTCGTTTCCAGCAATACCAGTGCTTCCTGTACTACCCTGCAATCCCACCCCAGTGGCCCCAGTGGCCCCGTCATTTCCTGCAACACCCGTGGCCCCCGTGGTTCCAGCCCCAGTTGGGCCTGTGGATCCCGTGGCCCCCGTTGGGCCTCCAGATGGGCCTGTGGCCCCAGTGGCCCCAACTGCTGCGCTGGATTGACTTCCAGTGAAGTCAAGTTTTCCAGTAAATGGGTTAAATGTGAGTGCCATAGTTTATTATTAATCGTTGCATTGCGTTTTTGTCAAGCGGTTATCTCAACCTCAACAGGCCAAGATAAGCCCTCTTTCACTATCTGCTCTTCGCATTCTTCGTGAGTCCCTACAAATAATGTTTGTGGCGTGGCAATGGATTGGTCTGTTTGTTGGTAGAACATAATTGTTTTATCTTCATATGCCAATTTCCATTTGCCTACAGAATCATCATAAGACCAACCATTTGCGCTTGGAGTAATTATCATGGGACTGTTACAGAGAGGGTTGAGTTTGTTGAATTATAGGTTGCTGTTGTTCCAACAGGGACGCCTGTCAAAGTTCCTACGCCCCAAGTGCCTGATGTTGAACCTTGAAAGAAGCGAAATGTTGTAACACCAG